TTTGACATTACTGTAAACGGTGATACGTATGCAGGTGTTCACGCGATGCCTTATGTGACTGCTGCCTTGAGAAGTCCTGACACAGTTGCTAAGGGTTATGTTAGAACAATGGATGGTTTAACAAAAAGTGCGGTTATCAACAATATTGCTTGTGCAAATCCTATTGTTGCTGCTGCTTGTAGTTTTTCTTCAGGAAATGACACATCAACAAGTGAGCAAGTTTTAACACTTACTGATTTAAAAGTAAATGAAGAAATTTGTAGAGGAACAATTTTCCCAACTTGGATGGGTCAAGGAATGGATAGAAACGGAAACTTACCACAAGAGTTTTCTGATTTCTTATTACAAGTTGTTGCAGGAAAAGCTGCTGCTCAATTAGAAATCGGAATATGGCAAGGTGCTGCTCCATTTGGAGTTGGTTTCTTATCTGACGATGGAACACAAGACGAAGCAGGTGCAGACGCTTCTGCTTGTAAAGACTTTAGCGAAGTAGATTTTGCTGATGCTTTAGCTGCTAGTGATATATTAACTGACATGGCTTCTGTTTATAACAAAGCTGCATCTGATATTTCAGGTATATTAACTAAGCCTGGTGTTGGTTTCTATATGAACAACAAAACTTATGGTTTCTATATTCAAGCATTAGCTTCTGCGGGTTCTAATCAAGGACAAATCTCAGGATTAGGTTTTGATTCAAAATCTGATAGTGCTACTTACTTTGGTTATCCAATATACAGATGTCCTGGTATGTTCAATGATACTATTCTTTTCACTTATCCTGAAAATTTAGTATTTGGAACTAACCTTGCTACTGATTGGACTGAAGCGAGATTAATCCCGACTTACGAATATGATGGTTCTGACAATGTAAGAGTTGTTATGAATTTCGCTGTTGGCGTACAGACGGCGGTCGCAAGTGACGGTGTGTACGGTTCAACTGTTTGGACTTAATAGATACTTTAAATGGGGAGTTGCAATATACTCCCCTTTTATTAACTTTTAATAATAAATAATTATGGCTTGTGATATTACAAGAGGACGATTAATAGATTGTAAAGACCAAATCGGTGGACTTAAAGCTATTTATATTTGTAAAACATACAATAACAATATTAGTGCTGTTGCTACCATAAATACTACTGAAATGACTACAGCAGGATTTGCTACTTGGTCAGGTGCTACAGGTAGTGCTACTACAGTATTCAAATATGATTTAGTGCCTAATTTATCAAGTATGACAGTTACTATCAACGCAGACAATGCTAACGGAACTACATTTTTCACACAAGCATTATCTGTAACGCTACAAAAGATAGACCACGATATGACTAATGAGTTAAGACTTATGGCATATTCTCGCGCGCAGATTTTTGTACAAGATACTAACGACAATGTGTTTTTATTAGGTATTGATAATGGTTGTCACGTTTCAGGCGGAACTGTTGTTACAGGTGCTGCTAAGGGCGATATGACAGGATATACGATAGAATGGACTGCAGAAGAAAAGAACGCTTTAATACAGCTTCCTGCAAGTTCTGGCCCTGCTACTACTGACTATCCATTTGATGGATTATCAGATGCAGATGCTGCTTTAACTATTACAGTAGGAACTTAATCGTTACTCAATATATAAATAAAAGAGGGGTTTAATTACCCCTTTTTTTGTACACTAAAAAACAATAACTAAACTTTTATATTTATAATAAAACACTATGGCTTGGAAACTTAAAAAAGAATGGGAAGGTAAAAGAATTGACACGCTTAATACACCATTAGACGAACTAACACAAAAGCAAATAGCAGGACTTAATGAAAGCGTTAGAAATGCTTTATTTGTAGAAGAAAAACCTAAAAAGAAAAAGAAAGATGATAGAGTTGAAGGCTAAATATGAAGGTGTGTTTTTACATTGTCTAACTAATGACTACTTAATAATACTAAAAGAACAGCAACCTGATTTGTTTTATAAATATTTTGAAGAAAAATGATACAATTTACAAGAGATAAAACATCTGCAACTTCTAATATCACGTATATTAACTTATATGATGAAATGACTAATTCAACCTATAAGCCATTAGTCAAGGTTACAAGTCAGCTAACAGGCAAAGAAAAGTATTTTATACCAACGACATCTTATTCAAATAAAGACAGGTATGTTCAACTAATAACATTTGTCACAACAACTGTAGATAATGACGCGCCTCTTTTGGGTGTTATTTTTTTAGGTAGTACCGATTATCCATTAGGATTTTATGATGTTGTAATATATCAAAATTCTTCAAACTCTAATTTAGACCCATCAGGATTAACTACAATATGGAATGGTTTAATGAACTTAACAAACAACGCTAATGCGTCGCCTGTTGATTATACAGAATATACAACTAACGATTCTGACACAGAAAGCGTTTATATAACATTTTAATTATGAATTTAAATTTAGTAAAATTATCACATTATAACATTCCTCATTTAGTTGAAAGACCAAATCAAGATTGGGTTTCTTTTGGTGAAGATAATCTATATCCTAATTATCTATTAGAATTATTTTTAGGTAGTGCTATTAATGGTGCATTAATTAAGTCAATCGGTGCTATGATTTATGGCGAAGGATTAGCTGCTACTAATGCAGATGAAAGCGAAGCAAATAAAGAAAGCTATTTACGACTAACAGAATTACTGCATAATTCAGGTGATGACGTACTAAAAGATTTAGCATTAGATTTAAAGCTATTTGGTGGTTGTTATGTTAACGTTATTTGGAGTAGAGATAGAAGCAAAATAGCAAAGATTTTACACGTTCCTGCACAATACATTAGAAGTGGTAAAATGGTAGATGGCGAAATAGACACTTATTATTATTCTGCTGATTGGTCTAAAGCAAGAAAATCTGAATACAGACCAAGACCATATGCCGCTTTCAATACACAAGATAGAACAAGTGCAAGTCAAATTCTAATGATTAGAGATAAAAACCCCGCTTTGTTTTATGGCTTTGCACCTGATTATGTAGCTGCTACAGATTGGATTCAAATGGAGTTAGAAATAGCACAGTTTCATTTATCTAATATAACATCAGGAATGACACCATCCATGCACGTTGGATTCTCTAATGGCGTACCTACTGAAGAAGAAAGAAGAACTATAGAAAGACAGTTAAACGCTAAGTTCTCAGGAAGTGGAAACGCGGGAAAGATTTTACTTACTTTTAATGATGGCAAAGAAACAGCACCAATCATAGAACCTATCCAAATGAATGACGCACAATCTGCTTGGGAAGGAATGTCTAAACAAGCTGTAAATCAAATCTTAGCAGGTCATCGTTGCGTTAGTCCATTGTTGTTTGGAATACGTACAGAAGGTGGAAATGGATTAGGTTCAAATGCTGATGAATTAAGAGATGCCTATAGTTTATTTAACAATACAGTCGTAGTGCCGTTTCAAAACATACTTTTAAGAGGATTAGACAAGATATTTAGCGTAAATGATATAAACCTTGATTTATACTTTAAAACGCTTAAACCTGCTGATTTCATTGATTTAGATGTTGTTAAAACTCAATCAGAAGATGACCAAGAAAAAGAAGGTGTATCAAAAGAAGATATAGAACAAGAAGATTTAAAGCACGAATTTAAAGACTTACAAGACATAGACACCAAACCAACAAAAGGAATGGTAGAAGAAGCTAAAAAGGGTTTAGAATGGCGTAGAGAATATGGACGTGGCGGAACACAAGTAGCAGTAGCAAGAGCAACAAACATTAAGAACGGCGATAATCTTTCGTTAGATACTATTAAAAGAATGAACAGTTTTTTCGCAAGACACGAAGTAGATAAAAAAGCTGAAGGATTTGAAATAGGCGAAGATGGTTTTCCAAGTGCAGGTAGAATAGCTTGGGCGTTATGGGGTGGTGATGCAGGACAATCTTGGGCTGCTAAAAAAGTTAAAGAAATAGAAGGTGTTAGAGCAGATTTGTCAGATGATGAATTTGACGAAGTTTTAGAAAATCTAAATGGCGAAATAGTAGTAGATGATGATTGGGAAATAGTAGATGAAAAAGACGAAGGTGAAATAGAAGATTATGAAGAATGGGCAGAGTCTTTAATTGCAGAGAACAATAAAAAAATATGGCGGACGAAATTAAATGTAAAGAAGATGCGTTTAGTTATTTAGACAAATCATTTTATAGAATCCGTTTTAAGTATATTAAAAAGAGTAGAA